GAGATACCGATATACTACTGGGAGAAATAAGGAGATAGGCACTATGGAAACGATACAGGCTATTCTTGCTGTGTGCGGCGGCATTTCGGTGATAGGGGGCGCTGTGGCTGTGATACATAAATGGATATCCCCCGCGATTAAGCTCACCACGCGGGTAAAAGTCCTTGAAGAGCATGACAAGCGAGACTTTGAAACGATGCATGAGATTAGGGAGCGGGACAGCCTAATCATGGAGACATTGGTAACGATGCTTAACAGCCAGATATCAGGGAACAATGTTGAGCAGTTAAAAGAAACGAGGGGAAAGCTTATATCTTATCTGGCGCGGACGCAATAAGGGGAGTAATCTTGAAGGTATACGATTTTACAGTGTTTGAATTGGATTTTTTTCGCAAATACTGCAATTTTACACCTGAGGAACGGCGGCTTTTTGAATTACGGGCGCAGAATATTCCGCTGGAAAGATGTGCGGAGATGATGAACGTGAGTGTGTCCACCGTGAAAAGAATGAGCCAGCGAATAAACAAAAAGATAATACGGGTATGTTGATTTGATACTTTTGTAAGCCTTTGATGGACTGTCAGAGGCTTATTTTTTATGCCATAATTTAGGTATAGAAAGTCATTGAATTAGTCATAGGAGGCGCAGGCATGGCATTACCATATCAAGGATACGGCTATAACCCGTATCAGTATGGACAAGTAAATCCGCTACAGCCGCAGATGGACAGGCTGGCGCAGATGCAGGCTCAGTATCAGCAGCCACAGCAGGTAAATCAGGGGATCCTGTGGGTGCAGGGCGAGGCTGGAGCTAAATCTTATCTTGTCGCTCCAAATACAAGCGTCCTTTTGATGGACTCCGAAAACTCTAATTTTTATATAAAGACTACCGATGCCGCCGGGATGCCGACGCTCCGCACCTTTGCTTACAAAGAGGTCACGGTGGACGCGAAAGAGCCACAGAAACAGGCGGAAGTGAACTTAGACGATAAATACGTTACTCGGAAAGAATACGACGATTTGAGAAGCAAATATGAAGAATTATATAGTTATCTCGAAACGGCAACAAAGCCGGAAGGAGGCAGACATGGCGAATCCCTTGTTTGAGGCCCTGAATGGTAATAGAATGGCCGGAATGCTGGAACAGTTCCAGCAATTCCGAAAAGAGATGGAGGGCAGAAATCCGAATGAAGAGATTAACAGGCTGTTGCAGTCTGGCAAAATAAACCAGCAACAGTTAAATCAAGCCCAGCAGATGGCGCAGCAGATGCAGGGTATGTTTAAAGGCTTTTTTAAATAGTACACAACCGGGTGCACACGGTTTTGTAAATACATTATCGAAGGAGATAATTACTATGACAGACGGTTTAACCGCTTCTGATGTTGCCGTATTAACCGGCGGCACAGGAAAAAATGACGGCTTCGGCGGAGATTGGGGTGCATGGATTATCCTTTTCCTGATTTTCGGTATGTTTGGCTGGGGCGGCTTCGGCGGCTGGGGCGGAAATGGTGGAGGAGCAAATTCTCCTGCATTTCAGGGTTATGCAACCCGTGCCGATATCGACGCAGCGCTGTCCACGCAGGGAATCGAAAACGGGATCCAGAACCTTTCCGGCCAGCTTTGCAACGGCCTTGCTGGCGTAAACGCCAACCTGTCAAATCTGGGTTATCAGATGCAGCAATGCTGCTGCGATACCCGTGAGGCTATTGCTGGCGTAAACTACAACATGGCAGCCCAGACAAACATCCTACAGAATACCGTAAACAACGGATTCCGCGATGTAATTGACGCGCAGAACGCCGGAACACAGCGCATCATCGACCTGTTTACACAGGACAAGATACAGTCTTTGCAGACCGAGTTACAGTCCGCACAGCTCCAGCTGTCTAACAACGCACAGACAAACAGCATCTTAAATGCTTTGAGACCTACACCCGTGCCGTCTTATCCGGTCATGTCCCCGTACACGTCCATCGTAAACCCGACAGGCTTTAGCTTTGGCGCCGGATGTGGCTACGGAGGCAACACGGGATGCGGATGTTAAAACTTCAGACGGAGTATCTTCGTGGCATTATTTTGCCATGATGTTCGGCTGATGCCGTTATTCACAAAAAGGGGCAGGCTGAGAACGTCTGCCCCTTTTGAAATGAAGGGAGAATAAAATGATTGAGTTAGTAAACACAACGCCGGTCACGGTCCCAGTAGGGCAGTCCATCCCGTTTTCGGCAGTGGCAACAAAGGGCGGATGCGCAGAAAGACACAGGGCTGGAAGCGCGCAGATAACGCTTGTAAAGCCCGGTAGATATCTGATCACATTTTCCGGAAACGTCGCAGTACCGACTGGGGAAACGGTAGGAGAAGTGGCGCTGGGAATTGCCAGAGATGGGGAAATCCTCGGCGGCACGGTGATGCGTGCCACCCCTGCGGCAGTAGAGCAGTATTTTAACGCATCGTCCCAGACATACGTCGATGTGTTCTGTGGATGCTGTGAAAACGTTTCCATCAAAAACGCAGGGACAATTCCTGTGTTAGTAGACAACCCGAATATAACAGCTGTTCGGGTTTGCGGTTAAGGAGGGCAGGCCATGAGTTACAAATTGATGCAGAACATCCGGGAAGAACTGGATAAAATCGCGGAAAAAGGTCTGAACACGGGCAATCTAGAGACCGCATACAAATTGATAGACATGTTGAAAGACATGGAAAATTTGGAATACTGGAAGTGCAAAGAGGGTTATTATAACGCCGTCCTTGACGAAATGGAAGGCGGATATAGCCAGAATGGAGAGTACAGCGAGAGGCGGAAACGCGACAGCCGTGGGAGATACAGCAGGGATGACGGAATGAGCATGACGGCTTATGACGATGGATCCTCCTATGCGCGACGTGGGGAGCACTATGTAAAGGGTCACTATAGCCGTGGAAACGGAAACAATGACCCTTATGATGATTACATGGAAAACAAGCAGTCTTATCGCAACGGCAAGTCTGAGGATTGCAAGCGGCGTATGCTGGCCGCTCTGGAAGAGCATATGGATGCACTGACGGAAGAGCTGGGAGATCTGTCAAAAGATGCAGACTGCCGAGAAGAGAGGGAGACCATTTCGCGGTATATCGAAAAATTACGAAAGATGATGTGAGTAAAGGCGGCGAGGAAACTTGCCGCTTTTGCTTTAAACATGGGTACGCCATAGTTTTTTTTGTTTGGTAAAATGTATTAAAGGCTATGGAAAGGAATGATCATTATGGAGATCAAAAGGGTATACTGTCCTGTCTGTAATAATAAAACGCGGTCAGCATTCCGCAAGGATACGACAGCGCATAATCTTCCGGTGTTTTGCCCGAAATGTAAAACGACCAGCCTCGTGAATATTGAAAACGGAAAGGCAGAGCCTATCGTCCGTTAAGTGCCAGACGCCAGACGCAGAGCCAGTGATTTGTAAGGATTTCTTACAGATTGCTGGCTCTTTTTTGTATTTGTATTTCCTCCTTTACAGCACACAGCCTTGCGGGAAAGTTGAAAATGCGGTTCGACTCCGTCTGTGTGCAATCCTGTAAATCGTAATTGCAGGAAAATCCATCCCATCTTTCTTTGTTTTTGCCACCGTGCATGGAAGCAGCCGGGTTCAAGCCCCGGCGCACGGTATAGGTGCATTGTTTAGACAGCGCCGATCATTACGCTTTTCGCCCGGTTCGCTACCCCGGGCGCTTTGTGGGATAGCTCAGGAGGTAGAGCAGCGGCCTTATAAGCCGTGTGTCATGGGTTCAATTCCCCTTCCCACAACTACCCCGCCCGTGGTTTATCGGGCTTAATCCATACCGCTGACGGGCGGTTAATCAATCACGTTTAGGAGGATAAAGATGCAAAATATTGAAGCAATTTTGACAGAGCTGGGAATTGAGGTCTCGGCGGACAAAAAGGAAAGCCTTACGAAAAAGGTGGCGGAAAATTACGTCACGAAAGCTGAACATGAAAAGAAGCTGGGAAAGGCTGAGACTGACCGGGACACGTGGAAAGGAAAAGCTGAGACGGCAGAAAGCACACTGAAAGGCTTCGAGGGCGTTGACCTTGAAACAATGCAGAGGGATTTGGCCGATTGGAAGAAAAAGGCAGAGGATGCCGAGAAAAACGCACAGGCGCAACTGTATGAGAGAGATTTTTCGGACGCTCTAAAGACGGAGTTTGAAGGGATTAAATTCTCAAGCGAAGCGGCTAAACGCGCAATTATGGCAGAAGTCAAGGAGGCCGGATTAAAGCTGAAAGACGGGGAAATCCTCGGACTGAATGACCTCATAACCCAGATGAAGGAAAAGGACGCTTCGGCATTTGTTGACGATGAGCAGCAGAAAGCACAGCAGAATCAGGCACGCTTTACACAGCCGACAAACAAGCAGGGGCAGGGCGGCACGCTGACGAAAGACCAGATTATGAGCATCAAGGATGCTTCTGAGCGTCAGGCTGCAATTGCTGCGAACATGAGTTTATTTAATTAAAGCAGGAGGGCAATTATGGGGGCAAAGGCCAATATAATCGGAACAACAGATATACAGGTAACAGCCAGAGAGCTGGACTTTGTTACGCGTTTTGAACGCAACTGGCAGCATCTGCGGGAAATCTTGGGGATTATGCGCCCCATCAAGAAGCAGCCCGGCGCAGTGCTGAAAAGTAAATACGCGGAGGGGACGCTCGAGGATGGTGCAGTAGGCGAAGGCGAGGATATCCCGTATAGCAAATTTACCGTAAAGGAAAAGAAGTATCAGGAAATGACCATCGAGAAGTACGCGAAGGCCGTTTCGATTGAAGCAATCAAAGACCACGGTTATGACAACGCTGTCCAGATGACTGACGACGAGTTCCTCTATCAGCTTCAGGCGGGCGTGACAAAGAAGTTTTACGACTATCTGAAAACCGGAACGCTCACGTCCGAGGAAACAACCTTCCAGATGGCGCTTGCGATGGCAAAGGGCAAGGTTGAGAACAAGTTTAAGCAGATGCACCGGAACATCACCGGGGTTGTCGGCTTTGTGAACATCCTTGATGTGTACAAGTATCTCGGAGCAGCGAACATCACCATCCAGAATCAGTTCGGCTTCCAGTACCTGAAGGATTTTATGGGGTTCAATACAATTTTCCTCCTTTCTGACAGCGAGATCCCGGCTGATACGGTAATCGCTACACCGGTGGAAAACATCGTTATGTATTACATCGACCCCAACGACAGCGATTTTGCAAAAGCCGGCCTTGTGTACACCACCAGTGGCGAGACCAATCTGATCGGTTTCCACACACAGGGCAACTACAACACCGCCGTGTCGGAGGCGTTTGCGATCACCGGCCTTGTGCTGTTCGCGGAATACCTGGATGCCATTGCGAAGATTACCGTAAACGCGGGGGGTTAATGGCCGCCAGTACACCCCTAAATACTGACGGCGAACCGCTTTCGGGGGAAACAAGACGGAAGAGTAAGAGATAAGGAGGCTGACGAGATGGCATACACCACATTTACATTTTATGAACAGACCTATCACGGGAATGTCATCCCGTCGGATGAATTTGACCGTATCGCAGACCGTGCCAGTGACTTTTTGGACACAATAACCTTTGACCGATTGGCTGACGGCTTACCGTCTGATGAAAGGGCGGCGACAAAGGTACAGAAGGCCGTGTGCGCGGTCTGTGACAAATTATATCAACTGGATTTGGCAGAGAAGCAAGCGCTGTATTCCGCCGGGGGGACATCTTCCGGCGGGGCTGGCGGTGTTACTTCGGGAGTAATTACTTCCAAGTCTGCCGGTTCTGAATCAGTTTCCTACGCCTCCCCGTCTGAAATGGCAAACGGCGCAAAGGCATGGAGCGCGGTCTACCAGGCGGCCGGGGATGCACAGGAGACAAACAAGCTTCTGGCAGATGCGGCAATGCTTTATCTGGCAGGAGTGAAAAATGATGATGGCGTACCGTTGTTGTACGCAGGAATAAGGTAGAAATGGGTAACAATAAATTTTTAGCTTTATGCAAAAAGATTGTGGTTAAACAGGAGGATTAACTCATGGACATTACGACATTAGGAACTTGTGTGGCCATCGTGGCTATCTGCTATGTTATCGGTCTGGGCTGTAAGGCGGCGCAGAAAATCCCGGATGAGTGGATTCCGGTCATTATGGCGGTATGCGGCGGCCTTCTGGGTGCGCTGGGAATGAACATCATGCCGGACTTCCCGGCGACGGACTATATCAATGCTGCGGCGGTGGGCATGGTGTCCGGGCTGGCGGCCACAGGAGTAAACCAGGTATACAAGCAGGCAAAGAAAGCGTGATTTTATGGGCGGACGTGGCGGAAGTAGTGGGTTAAGTAACGAGAAGCCGGTTTCTAAGCTTATTGCGAAGGTGTACTTTAATTCTTCAAAGAAAAGCGACGCTTTAAAATCTTTTTGGGAGAGTATTTTGCAACCGATTGTTGACTGGATTATGACCTACGCAGTGCCATTCTTGGTGCAAGGATTAGGGGTGCTGTTAGAGTTTATTATACTTGGAATTAAGACGATTGTTGATGGTTTTACAACCTTTATGACTTTTATAAACGATTGTTTAGAATTTTGGAAAGAGGCGTGGGCGGTTGCTTGGGATACGTTCAAAGATTTCTGGAATAAGATAAACAGTATTATTGACATCATGAAAACTGTATTTCGTCTGTTTGTAAAAGTTGTTAAGCAGCTGATTGATGGAGACTGGAAGGGCGCATGGAATACCGCGCAGGAAATCTTCACGATTTTTAAAACCAAAATAGAAGGCGTCGTGGATTCTATAAAGGCGTTCTTGTCCGGCTTCTTTACATGGGTTAGCGACATGATTGCAGGCGTTATAGAGGAAATCAAGAACATCGGCAGCGGTATCAAAAACGCATTTACTGGTGGCGGATCATCGAAGCCGCGAACAATGTCCACGCAGCCGTATGCCATAAACGAAAGCTTTGCATCTCGTACCCTGCGGGATATCCCAGCTCTTGCATCTGGCTCGGTAATCCGTGGCGGCAACCCGTTCCTGGCGATTCTGGGCGACCAGCGGGCAGGGCAGACCAACATCGAAGCGCCGATAGGAACAATCAAACAAGCTGTAGCTGAGGTTATGGCAGAGAGCGGCGGCGGATTTAGAACGGCAAGGATCGTCTTGCAGGTAAACGGGGTAGATCTGGCGCAAGCTACACTGCAGGATTTCTTATCGGAAGCAAGCAGGCAAGGATATGATCTGGAGGTGATCGGAGGATGATTTTTACACGCGGCATATACATAGATGGGGAGTATTTTAACATCCCCATCGTGTCCATAAAAAGAAACGCGGATTTCCTCGACAAATTCGCCGAAAGAGTTGAAACGGGAGAGCTCCAGCGTGAATTGATAGGCGTGTATTTTAACTACACAATGTCGGTCGGGAAGAGCAGCTCGTTCCCGGATGGCGTATATAAACGTTTCTGGGATAAGGTTACAGAGCCCGTCCCATTCCATATTATTTCGCTGCCATCAGATCCTGGTTATTACGAATACACAGCTTATATATCCAGCGTCTCTGATGAATACGAGAAGATAACACAGGATAGCGCTGATTATAAAGGGTTTACCTGCAAGTTTACGGCGAAAGAACCGGCAAGGAGACCATGATGAAAACAGAATTTTATGTCGAATACAATCTGTATGACACGACTGCTCTGCCTGATGCAAAAGAAAGCACAGAGAGCAATGCTGCTTTTGGGGATATGGGGCTGTTTAAGTCAAAAGGCAGCCCACCAAAATACGCTACACTGGAACATAATTTTTTCGTGTTGGATGGGAGTCTTAGCGAAATGCCAGACACGCCGACGGACATCCCATTTTTTTCGGATGTGCAAGCGGGCGCAGATGGAATTTTCAAAAAACAGCCTGTAATCAGAATAGATTTTACCGAAAATCATACCTCTATCGGGCTGACTTTTCATTTTTCGGAAACATTCCCGCTGGAGATGGAAGTGACATGGTACGACCTCGGCGGTACATATAAATCGCAAAAACGTTTCTTTCCGGACAAACTGAATTATTTTGCCGAAAACCAGGTGGAGGAATACGGACGCATTGAAATCCGATTTGTACGTGCCCTACCGTGGCACAATGTAAAGTTAAACTATCTCGAGTATGGCACAACGTTTATCTGGGGCCCCGATGTCATAAAAAGCGCGAAGCTTGTAAATGACACAGACCCTATCAGTAATCAGGTCAAGACGGACAAGCTTACGTTTGACTTTGTTGACCCTGATGATGATTTTAATATTGGCAAAATCGACGGGTTGCACAAAACATTGCAGAAAAAGCAGAGAATGTTACCCTATGAAATCGTTGACGGCGTGAAGATGCCGCTGGGCGTGTTTTTCATGGAATCTAACAGTACCGCAAAAAACGTCACACAAATATCGGCGATTGACTACAAAGGGATGCTTGCTAATGTGGATTTTAAAGACGGGCGGATATACGACGGAGAAACGGCGGGAAGTGTGATCGAAGAGATTATGACAGCGGCAGGGATTGAAGATTATACAGTAGAGGAAGAGGTGGCGAAAACGCCCCTGTATGGCACGCTTAAAATCCAGACCTGTCAAAAAGCTCTGCGTGAGGTATTGTTCGCTTGCGCTGCGATTATGAACACATCCCGCCGGTCTGGAATCGAAATACGAAAATCGACCAGAAAAATATCGACAACGATTCCGCGCAGCCGGAAATTTTCCACGACGTTAAAGGCAGATCCTTATGTGTCAGACGTAAGCGTAAAATATAAAACGTGGGTGTTGGACGCGGCGGAAAGCGAGATTACGAAAGGCACATACGATCCTGGGATACATACAATTCAGCTCACAAGCCCGGCAGCGAACATGAGCGCATCTGCTGGAAGGATTGTTAAACAAATGCCGTACTATGTTGTGCTGGAAATCGCTGGAAACTCCCGTGCAGAGGTCACGATCACGGGGCACAAATATGTTGGTACAGAGCTGGCTACACTGTCCAGAATCGAGCATATAAAGTCCGGTGAAGTGCGGAACACGAAAACATTTTCCGGAACGCTTTTAAATTACGAAAGCGCACAGAAGGTTGCCGACAACATCCTGGATTATTACCAACTACAGCAGATAATCCAGACGCGCCATTTGTCCGCCGAGGAAAAAGCAGGGGACTGGGCAGAGGTTGAAAATACCTTGCAAATGCATGGTAATTTTGTCGCCTGTATAGAATCCCTCAGCATTGACCTCACGGGTGGATTTGTGGGTACGGCAAAGTACAGAGGATATTATAAAATAACATCAGAAGATTATTATTCTGGCGAGTTGTATGCTGATGAGGAGGTGGGAATCACCTAATGGAATGGGTATATGACCGGACACAGGAGGATGTGGAGCGGGCAAAACTACTTACGCAAAAATATGCTGCGGGGGCAATCACGGAAACGGAGAAAAAAGAATGGGCTGCAGGAATGAAAGGCGCGCTGAATGCCTCAGACCTGAACAGGATTGAAGGGAATATCCGGGAAATCGCTGGAATTTTAGCGATAACTGTAACAACGAAAAC